CGTGAACCTTGTCCAGACCCCAGTCGATCATGTAGACCGACATGCAGTCCGTCTGACCCGCCAGCGCCCCGCCGTCAATGACGTTGCGGATGTTGTTGCCCGTGGTCAGCGAGTTGTACCGAGCCGCGAGGCCCGTGATCTGTCCGGGCGTGGTCAGGCCGTTGCCCGAGATGAGGCGGCTGGAAAGCGTCTGCGCCCCGCCTTCCATCGCGGAGTGACTCTCCGACGACAGCTTGGCCGAGGGGTCGCCGCCGTAGCTCGCGACCAGCTCGTGAACCTCGACGATGGTCTGCATGTACTCGACGGACTCGAGGTTCTGTCCGGTCGTGCTCTTGGAGGTCGTGCCCGTGCCGTTCGGGTCGATGGTCGACCACGTGTTCAGGCTCGACCGATACGTGGACTGATGGCCACCGGGAAGGTTGCCCTCCGTGAAGGGACAGTCCTTCTGAATGCCGTTGAACTGATCCATGGTTTCGCCGATGACCTGAATCACGCCGTTCTGGTTGGAGCGGCGGATGATGTCACCGAGCGTAAGGGTGTTTCCGCTCAGAGTCGACATGCCTATTTCCCTTTCTTGAAGAACTCGCTGAAAGCGTCCTTACTGCGTTCAGCGAGGGGTCTGTTGTCCTTGCCAGCCTTGGCCGCATTTGGCCCGGCGGCGATACTGTCCTCCTTCATCAGCTGGCCGAACTTCTCGACGAAGCTGATAAGGTCCGGGTTGTTGGCGAGATACGAATCCCCCAACTTCTTGCGGAACGAGCCGTCAGGATCCGCGTAGTCAAAGGCACGCTTCACCGTCTCGCTGCGCTCCGCGAACTTCGTCCCCCAGGAGGTCTGCAACGCCTTGACCCCTTCAGCGTCCTGCTTCCGGAGCAAGGTAAGCGTTTCCTCGTGGGATGCCTTCTGGGCCGCAAGATCGCGCTCGAGGATCTTCTGCGCCTGCTTGGCGTCAAATCCGAGCTCCTTCATCGAGGACTCGAACTTCGCCAAAGCGGCGGCATCCATCGCCGCGCCTTCGGGTACCTTCAGGTCGAATTTTTCAGGTTCAGCTTTCTTCTCTGGCTCAGCCTTCTGGGCGGCGGGATCCTTCTTGTCCTCGGCCTTCTGCTCAGGCGCGGCCATCCAAGGGGACGCCTTGGCGGGCTCAGCAGTGGGAGCGAAAGGGCTGGCGCTCTCCGTCTTGGTAGCGGGTGCCGGTGCCGCAGGAGGAGCGGCAGGAGTGGGTGACGCCGCTACCGGACTGGCGGGAGCGCCAGCGGGTTTGTCCGCAACCGCAGGGTCAAGAAGGAGTCGAGCCATCAGAGAAGCCTCCCGTCGTAAGAATGGAAATGCGTGTCAGGGTTCATTCAGCAGCCTCCAAGGCCTTCTGGGCGATGGCCTCGCTGTTCATGCGGATGAACATTTCAGGGTTTGCGTTCATGGCCTCTTCTTGAAGCCAGAGGCCGATTTCGCGCTGCGCGGCGTTGAAGACGACGTAGTCCTCCGGACGCACGTTCGGGCGAGCGCGGAAGGCCGAGAGGAATACGCCGCAGTTCGCGATAATGCGACGAATGAGGCGGCGCGATTCGAGGTGTGACATCGCCTTGAACACGTCGCCGATCTCTTCCTCTCGGACTTCTTTCGCGCTCTTAGCCATTGGCCTCTAGCACGGAACCTTGTTCGTGACCCAACAGGTCGAGTTGAACGCGACGAACTCGCAGCAGGTGTTCGCGGCCATCGAAAGCGCCGTGTTCGCCGTGCTGTTGATCTTGCTGTTGACCTGCGGATAGACCTTCATCACGCCGTTCGCGGCGTCATCGTTCTTGATGACGTAGCGCATTCCAGCCACCGCAACGGGAAGGATGATGCCAACCGAGTTGTTGCCGCCGGTCGCCAGGATCATCGCGGGATACGCCGTGTTGATCGCGGCGGCGTCGGCAGCGGTAGTACCCGCGCCCGCGAGAGTCGCAACGTTGATGGGCGTGTTCGTGTGAACCGTGCCCGCGCCGGAAATGGTCGCGTTCGTAAACGTCTTGTTCGTCGCGGTCTGGGACGTGTTCGTATCCATCAGCGTGACGCCAGCGCCGGACACGGCGACCATGCCGCCACCACTCGCCAGCCGACCGGAGCCGGTAGCGACGTCGAACACCTTCATTCCCTTAGCCATCTGTTCCTGCCTCTCTCAATTTGGGGCGGCTATCGTGCGCCCAACAACGTGCGAAGGGCTAGCGCGAGACGCGCACTAGCCCAGATCAAGCGCCCACCAACTTCCCGAGCGCGGTATCTTCAGTCACTTGAGCTTTGCCGAGGTTCCCGGCCACCTTTGACGCCTGCTCCATCTGCGCCATCTGCTGCGCCTGCTGCTGCTGCTGGGCCCGCTGCGCCCGCCGAGCTTCCGCGTCCTCGTCGCTTCGGATGATGGAGGGATCGCATCCCATGTCGGTCGCGATGACATCGAGCGCCTGATCGCGGTCGATCTTGTCCCAGATGCTCTGGTCGTCGGGAGTGGCGGCGGCGAGTTCCGCCACCATGCGGACGATGGTCTGATTCGGCTGCACGCGGTTCATGCGCTGCGCCTGGGCAAGGACGCCGTTGAACGTGTAGTCCTTGAAGTGGTTCGCCAGCGCCTCGGGCGGCGGGCCCAGCTGCTCGAACATCCCCTGCTTCTCGCAGATAGCGTCGATGCGGGCGAGCGCTGGCCTAAGCACGCCGCGCTGTAGGTTGGTGTACATCTTCACCAGCGTTAGCAGCTTCTCAGCCTTGCGCTCGATCACTTCGGTAGCCGTGCGGTTCGGCCGGTCCTCGATGCTGTCGAACGTGCGGAACGTCGAGTAGTGGAACGCTTCTTTGACGCGGGCCTCGATGCCGCGCATCTTCTCCTCGAGCGGCTGGATGTAGCGCGGATCCATGAGATGAGCCGGCATGATCTGCTTGCCGAACTCGCCGCCCAGCGGGACGTAGGAGGTTCCGCCGGGCAAGAATCCGTGATCCATCGTGCCGCGAAGGGATTCCGGCGCGAGCCAATGTGGGTTGATAAGCTTCTCGATGCCCTGCCAGCTGCGCTTCTCGCCGATCTGGAGGGACTTGGTATCCCCCAGTGAGCGAAGGCCGGGATACTCGTTCGGATAGACGTCGCCCTCGGTGAGCGACCACCGACCCACCATGACGGGGAAATCTTCGAACCCGCCCTCGGAGAGATACATCTCGTCGTACTCGCCGCCGACTTTGTAGTTGCTCTGACGGCCAGAGGTGCCGATCTCGAACCAGCACGACTTGAACGGCATGTAGCGTGCGAGCGGCGAGCCGGGCTTGTACTCCTCGTTCGGCGCGATGAGGCGTCCAACGTCAACCCACTCTTCCCAGTTGGCCTTGTCGATGAGGTCTTTCAGGTGGAGCGAGAAGTCGCCGCGCTTGCCAAAGCGGTCGTAGATCTGCCGCACCGTCATCCGGTGCTCGGTGTAGAACGTGTGGACGTTCGCCTCGTCGTCCTGGCCGATCCAGAAGGAGCCGGGAGCAAAGATGCGGGTGTGGATTCCGACCTTGCCCATGACCTCCTCGATGGACATGGCGAAGATGCCGAAGACAGCTTCGTTCCCGTAGCCCGTCGGGAGCGACTGGTACATATTCGAGGCGTCGATCTGGTCGAGGATGATCTGCGTGCGGCCATCGAGGTATCGCTTGGCCGGGCCGAACTCCGCACGCTCGCGGTCACCGGCAACCGTCTGGTTGAACCAGCGGCTCGAGGGATCCGTCGCCGCCGTCATGAGCCCCGACTCGAACGTCTCGACGCACTCGATTACGGTCGAGTTGTAGATCGTGGAATTCCGCCGGTCGCCACGGTTCTGATCGGTGAGGTTGAGCCGCAGGCGTTCAGGAAGGTCGTACTGCCCGATCTCCTGCCACACCGTTTCGTAGGAGCTCCTGTTCTGCTTAAGCTCCTCGATGAGCAGGTCGCGCTTCTTCTTGTTGGTCAGTACAGCCATTTATTCGCCAAGCTTCTCGCGAGTTGTGGTCGCGCCGCTACCGGAGCCGCCAGAGAGGCCAAGGGGCGAGGTTCCGATGGTGCTGGCGTAACTGCCACCAGCCATCGCCTGCTGCTGGGCGCGGGCAGCGCGAGCGGCAGCCGTGACCTCCTGCTGCTTCTTGATGTCCTCTTGGCCCTGCTGGGCCCGTGCTGCCTGATGCTGGGCGTCAACCTTTGCGTCGTGCTGCGCGGTGCGGGAGTAGGCGGTAGAGGCCACCGTGGCGGCCACACCGATGACGGCTGCGGTAACGGCCATTAGCGGTCGAGCCTCCGACTCATGATCTTGTCCTGCTTCACGTAGCCCTTCCGCTCGAGGAGAGCGCTCCAGTCGTGGGCGAACTTGATGTGGTGGTAGGCGACCTGTACGCCCTCGGCTCGCAACTGCTCGTCGCACCAGTCGATGAAGGAACTGCCAAAGCCGCGATGCTTCCGGCTGATAAAGATCACGTCGTTGCACGCCTGAAGCGACTTGCGGTAGTGCGGGTTGTAGCGGACGAAGTAGCAGTTGTAGCCGATCAGTTCGCCCGTCTCGGCGCTCCTGGCCGTGAAGATCCGAACGGCGCCGTTCGCCTGCATGGCGAAGTAGGCGTTCCAATCCGGGTCAAGCTCGATGTCCTGATAGTGCGCAATCTCGAGGTAGTGCTCCTTGAGGAGCGGCATGAACTCGGCAATCAGGTTGTCGGTGAGAAGCTCGCGGGCGAAGGTGGCGGGTTCAGTGAAGACAGAAGCTAGCGGGTCGGCCAATATTCCCCCCTCGTCCATCTAACTTCAGTATAACATCCGATGTTGGCAAAATGCAAACGTGATTCGCAAATTGCGAATGTCATGGTAGGGCCCGCGTCTAGCGTGGGAATTTGAATTAAGTTCGCTGTTTGTTCGCTCTAATTTGACTTCAGAAGTTCAGTAATAGTATTATTAATGTATCGGGCGCTGGTGGAGGGGGAAATGGACTGTGTTCAGTGTGGCGCGTCGTTTATTGGCGATGGCCGCCGCAGAAGGTTTTGCTCGGCAGCGTGTAGGAATACCAACTACCTAAACACCTACGTCAAAGGGAACCCTAAGACGGTAATGGCGTCCGCGACTGTCGGTGCCGTCAGCGAACTGATCGTGTGCGCCGATCTTCTCAAGAGGGGTAAGGCGGTATTCCGGGCTGTAAGCGCCTCGTGCTCCTGTGATCTGGCAATCCTTGATAACAGTGGCCTTAAGCGAGTCGAGGTTACGACCGGGCATCTCAGCCCTACAGGGAAGCTCATGCACCCATCCAAGGCTAAGGAGAAGTACGACATTCTTGCCGTTGTAACGATGCCAAGCGGATCAATTACCTACACGCCTGAGCCATAGCTGCGGGGGAAGGAGTCGAACCTTCACGTTGGCGGATTAACAATCCGCTGCCTTACCGTTAGGCGACCCCGCACTAATTAGCCAAGAGCGTTGGCCAGCAGAAGCTAGGGCTGTACGGCATCGCGTTCCACCAGATGTGAAACCCGACTTGGGATG